ACTGGCATAATGAGCTTCAAAAGGATAATAATTATCATTTAATGAAAACGAGATATTGTGAAAATCAAGGAATTCATTTAATTCATATTTATGAAGATGATTGGAAATATAAACAAGACATAGTAAAATCAAGAATCTTAAATTTATTAGGAAAATCGAATAAAATATATGCTCGAAACTGCATTTTAAAAGAATTAGATTACTTAAAAACTAAGCAATTTCTTATTGATAATCATATTCAAGGATTTTGTGTATCAAAGATTAATATAGGTTTATATTTGAATAATGAATTGGTTTCTTTAATGACATTTGGAAAATTAAGAAGAAATTTAGGAAACAAAGAAATAAAAGAAGGTGAGTTTGAATTACTTCGTTTTTGTAATAAATTAAATACAACAGTTGTTGGTGGAGCAGATAAATTATTTAAATATTTTCTTGAAACATATAAACCGAATAAAGTCATTTCTTATGCTGATAGATCATGGACAATGAATAATGGGAATACTTTGTATGATAAACTTGGATTTAAATTAGATAAGATTACACAACCAAATTATTCATATTTTATAAATAATAGAAAAGAAAATCGTTTTAATTTTAGAAAAAACATTTTAGTAAAGCAAGGGTTTGATGAAAATAAATCAGAACATCAAATTATGTTAGAAAGAAATATATTTAGAATTTATGATTCTGGACAATTAAAGTTTGTTTGGGATAAAGAGGAGAAATAAAATGCCTAATTTTCATATTGAAGGAAGAATGAAAGGAGCTTCGGACATATTAAGAAATTATAATTTCGAATTATTGATTCCTGATATTTCTAACATTGTAACTACAATAACAAATGATGAACCTTTAATCATAAGAGCAAAAACTGCTGCCATTCCTGATAGATCAAATACTCCTATTGAGAGTTATTTTGCCGGAATGGTACAATATTTTCCAGGTCGAGTCACTTTTGGCTCAACATTAAACGTTGAATTTGAAGAAGGTGAGGATTTAACAATTACAAAAACATTATATGAGTGGCAGAATAGAATTTTTAACATAAATGAAAATGATGAGGATACTGGTCATGCTTTAGCTGAAAGTAAAAGGAATGGACAAACCACAAATATTTATGTAAAAATGTTTAAATATAATGGACAAGCAGTAGATAATATGATTAAATGTGTAAATGCTTGGCCGACATCTATTAGTGAATCACCACTTGATATGAGAGGTTCTGAAGCAATTTTCAGATCTGTTGTTTTTCAATTTGATTATTGGGATTTGGTAAAGGTATAAAATGCCTAATTTTCATATTGAAGGAAGAAATAACCGATCAGAGATTCTGCGCTCATTCATGTGGGAAGTTGATTTGATTGGTGGATCAAATCAAGTAGGAATTGAAGATATAAATTTAAGAGTAAAGAATATTTCTTTACCTTCAAGAAGTATTGAACCTATAGATACTTGGTTTTATGGATTTAAACAATCAATTCCTGGTCGAACAACTTTTTCAAATCAGATAAATTTATCTTTAGAGGAAAACGAAGATCAGGATATTTTGAAATCTATATATGATTGGTTGGAAAAGATACAAGGTGTTGATCCTTTAGATTTATTTGCAACATTGAGTTCGGTAAAGAGATATACAAAGAATATGATTATTAAATTGTTAAAATTTAATGGTCAATCCACAAAGTATTTTATTGAATTGAAGAATGTTTATCCTTTATCTATAAATGAACTTAATTTAGATTTTAATAGTAATGATGCGATTAGATTTGATGTTAGTTTTAATTATGATTATTGGAGACTAATTAAGAATTAATTTTTCTTCTTTATTGATAAATACAAATAAAAGGAGGAAAATTTTAGATGCCAATTGGTGTAAATAATCTTGAACTTTTAGGTTTTTATTCAAACTTAGAAATATTCAAGACAATTCAGAAAAATTATAAATTTTTTGTTACATTTTGGGATGATGAGTTAATTACTTCAAAGGTTGATCCAGAAACTGGAGCAATGCCTGTAATTTATCATTGGCATGTAAAAAATATAACTATTCCTCAATATACTTTTTCGAAAGAAGTAGTTAAATACGGTCCTATTGCTAAATGTTATCCAGTAATGGAAGATTTTAATGGATTTGACATTGATATAGAATTTGAGGAAGATGAACATGGAACTATTGCTTATTTTATAAATTATCTTCAAAGAAAAATTATAAGACAAGATGGGACATATAGAAGTCAATTACAAAATAGAATAGATAATTTAGTAGTTTTAACAGAAGATGAACAAGGTTTGCCGATTAATATGTTTTGGTACAAGAATGTATTTTTTCAAAATGTAAGTTCTAATACTTTAGATTATTCTGGAAATGATTCTGTTAAATATACAATTACGTTTGGAGCTGATTTGGTAAAATTTCTTCCAATTAAAGCATTAGCAAAGGCAAAGATAAAAACTGAAATAATGGGAAATATATTGGGATTGTAAGAGGTGAAAATTATGATTGTAACTGAAGGAATATTAACTAAGAGTGTTAGAAATGTTAAAGATTCAATAAGAAGAATGATTCGACGGAAGATTAATAAAGATCGTTTGAAAAGAAATAAACAAGTTGAACGGAATTATAAAATAAGAATTAAAAGAATGCGAGAGCTTAAAAAAAGAAGAGAAGAGCTTGAAAAACAAAAAAGAAAAATTGATCGACAAAATAGAAAGCGTAAACGTGAAGCTGAAGAAAGAAGACTTGAAAATGAAAGAAAAATTGATCGACAAAATAGAGAGCGTGAACGTGAAGCTGAAGAAAGAAGACTTGAAATTGAAAGAAAAAATAAAAAAGTTAAACGTGAAATAGAAAATAGAAAGGAAGAAATTGAAAAGAAAAAGAAATTTGTGGAACCCGAAGATGAAAATAAACATTTAACATCTAAAGAACTACATCAAAAAATAAGAGAAAAAAAAGCTGCTAAAGATGCTGATTCCTTTGATAAAAAACATAAAATAAGTCAATCATTAGCGTATTGGGCTGAACATGGAAAAAAGTATAAGGAATATTATAAAAAGAAAGAAGAAGAAAGAAGAAAGAAAATTGAATCCGAACCATCATATAAATCTCCTTTTGAGGGAATAGATAGAAGGAAAGAACAACTTGAAAAAGCTAAAAAAGAACAAGAAGAAAAAGCTGCAAATGAAAAGAAAAGACAAGAAATTATTAGAAAACTTGATGATTATGAACAAAAGAAACGTGATGAAGAAAAAAAGAAAGAAGAAGAAAGAAGAAAGAAAATTGAATCCGAACCATCATATAAATCTCCTTACGAGTATCAAGGAATAGATAGAAGAAAAGAACAAGAAGAAAAAGCTAAAAAAGAACGAGAAGAAAAAGCTAAAAAAGAACAGGAAAAAGCTGCAAATGAAAAGAAAAGACAAGAAATTATTAGAAAACTTGATGATTATGAACAAAAGAAACGTGATGAAGAAAAAAAGAAAGAAGGAAATAAAGTAAGTAAACCTTTCAAATATCCTTACGAGTATCAAGGAATAGATAGAAGAAAAGAACAACAAGAGAAGATGAAAAAACTTCAAACTGCAAGAAAGAAAAGAGAAAGGAAAGAACTTTCTCCAGAAGAAAAGCAGAAATTGAGGAAGAGTGTTTCTAAGAAATTGAAACCTTTAAGAGATAAATTACAAGCAGAAAGAAAAGCAAAATCTGAAAGAAAGAAATTATCAAAAGCAGCGTAAAAGAAGGAGTTTGAAGAAATGAATGAAAGTACAGTAGATAATGCAATTTATCATGAAATTAATGGTTTGCCAAGTAAATGCAAATTATATTCAGAAAATACACGAATTGAAGGAAGGCCATTGAAGCTTATTGAGGTTAAAAGATTATCTGGAATTAATGAAGAAAATTCAGATGCAATAATTAATGATATTTTAAGAAGAACTATAAAAGGTATTAATATTGATAATTTGTTAGTTGCTGATAAATTATATTTGATATTTTGGTTAAGAGCTAATACTTATAGAGAATCTGGGTTTTCGGTTGATTATGTTTGTTCTAATTGTAAACAGGAATCAGCATTTGATTTTAAATTAGAAAATTTACAAATTCAATATTTGTCTGATGAATTTACATTAGATAAATTTAAAGTTACTTTAAAGAATAATGATACTATTAAATATCATTTTTTAAATGTTTCAGATGAAAGAAAGATAAGTAAATTTAAAAATACTTATTCTACTATAATAAAAGATTTGGATGATGATTTAATAAGTTTATCAGTAATGATTGACTCAATTAATGATGAATCTAAAGAGCTTATTGAAAAATATAATTATTTACTTGATCTTGAACCTTCAGATTATTGTTATCTTATTTCAATGATTGATGAATGGAATTTTGGATTAAAGAAGTATTTGGAAGTTAAATGTGATAAGTGTGGAGGTGATGCCCTTGTGGGGATTACGTTTCGCGAAGACTTCTTTCTTCCCAAATATAAAATTAGATGACATTTTGAGAATGGCATTTAAATTAAGTAAATTCTTTTCTATAAGTCCATTTTCATTTGATGATGTTGAATTTTTTGAGTTTTTAACTCAATTTGAATTAATGGTTGAATATAAAGAGGCTAATAAACCAAAGCAAGGATTAGATTTGCAGTCATTAATGCAAGGAAATTAAATAAATGAGTTCGATGGATGAAAAGAGAAGAAATGATAGAATAGATAAATTGGTTGATACTCAAGAGAAATTTATTAATACAGTTACTCAAATTTTCTTTTCAAGTAAATCAACTAAATCTTCTGATGTTTCATTAAAGAAAGATAGATTTTTGGTAAAAAAAGATTTAACAACAGAGCTTATGAAAAAAGATAATGCTCTGTTGAATAAAATCTTGAAAGTAAATGCTGAAAATTTAAAAGTAAATAAAAGCAAGAAGAATAATTTATTATTGGGTTTTGGTAAATTACTTTCTATAGGTGGTTTAGCAGGATTCCTTTTAACTGGAAAAGAAGAACATTTATTTTCTGTTGCAAAAGCTTTAACTAAATATTTACCAACTAAGATTTTATTAAAACCTTTAGAATTGATGTTTAAACCAATAAAAGGTTTATTTAATTTTGCAAAGGATATAGGTCATTTATTAAAACCATTAACTAATATATTTGGAAAAACAGCCGGAAAAGAAGCAGGAAAAATTGCAGGAAAAGGTGCAAGTAAATCTTTATTTAAAAAGATTCCAGTGGTTGGTTCTTTATTAGGATTATTTTTTGGCATAGAACGTTTTAAAAAAGGTGATATAATTGGTGGTGTTGGTGAGATAGTATCTGGTGTTGCTTCAATAGTTCCTGGTGTTGGAACAGCTATTTCCGTGGTTATAGACGGTTTGTTAATGATGAAAGATTTTGGTATATTTGGAAAACAAAATGCTGAAATGGAGAAACCTTTAAATTTAACTTCAAAGAGTGATATAAAAGATTGGCCTGTGATTGGTTCAGTTATTAAAGCTTGGGAAGCAATTCATAAATTTACAGAAGATCCAATGAATTCTATAAAAGACCTTGCAGAAGCAGCAAATAGATTTATTCCTGGTCTTGGTGATGGAATAATGACAAGTGTTGGGTGGATAGAGGCACTAAAGAATTCAGCACCCGCAAAATTTATTGGAAAAGGAATTGATAAAGTAAAGAATTTTGGAAGTAATGTTATTGATAAAATAAAAGATAAAATTGGTGATCCTGTTCATAAATTAGCAGAATCACCTAAATTAATGAACGTTCAAGAATTTATGAGAGATAGAATTAATGATTTAACGAATAAAGGATTAGATGTACCAGTTAGTGGTATTAAATTAGCTTCGAGAGATGTTAATTTGAGTGGTTTGAATAAAGATGTTTATAATAATTTTGTTGGAATGGTAAATGAATATTTTGAAAAAACACAAAAATCAGTTCAAGTAAATTCGGCATATAGAAGCATCGAAGACCAAAAAAGATTATTTGATACTTTGCCATCTGGTTATGTGGCATCACCAGGAAAATCTATGCATAATTATGGGTATGCATTAGATATAAATTCTAAAGATGCTAATAATTTAAATTCAATGGGATTGTTGAAGAAATGGGGTTTTCATCAACCTTTTAAGAATAAAGAACCTTGGCATATTGAACCTTTTGGGATTGATAGAGCGAAAATAAGATCTGATAAAACTGAAGAAAATAATGCTCAAATAGGTGATCCGGTTGAGGGGAATTTAAATCAGAATAGAGCGAATAAAAATAATATAACAAAAGATAATTTTAAAGAATATAGAGATAAGGAAATTGTAGTTAAATTATCATTAGATACAATAAATAAATTAGCAATGAAAATTGCAGAAGAAACTAAACAGAATGTTCCAACAATAAAACAAAAGCAGAATGTTGTGATTAATTCGAGGTTATAATGCTTACTGAATATGTAAATGATTTAAAAAATATAAGTTTATTTAATGAAGATATTTTTAATAAAGCTATTGATATTGATAATGGCGCTTATAAGATAATAATTGAATCTGAAGGATCAAGAACATTATCAAAAGAAGATGAATCTATTGCTATTCAAGGTGTTTTGAGTAATGGTGTTTCACTTCAAAGTATTGCTAATTGGGGAGAATTGGAACTTGATTCTGCTTTAGGGGATTTAGTTAGTAATTCCCCTTTATTAAATGTTGCAAAAGAAACTGCAAAAGTAAGTATGGTTATAGGTGGTGTGAATGCTGAAACGGATTTACAATCTAAGAAATTTTATACCGGTGGTAGTCATTTATCTTTACCGATAAGTTTTAAGATACTTGATGATGATAATTCAGGAAAAGCAATTAAAGCTGCAATGTTACTTTTTTCTTTATCAATGCCAAGAAGTCATTCTTCAGTAAAAATAAAAGATGCATTTAAAGGAATAACTAAACATATTCCTGATAAAGTTCATCAAGATTTAATTAAATTTGGGAAAGATATTGAAAATGGAATTAAGGAAATGAATAATAATTCATTAAATAATTTAAATTCTATTGTTAAAAAAGGTTTTAATGAAATTGTTAATGAAGAACTCAGATTAACCGAATCGCCACCGACAGTTAAAATATCTATTGGAAATTGGTTAGTATTAGATAATATGGTTATTGATTCTGTAATAACAAATTTTGCTTCTCATAGTTCTGAATCTGGTCCTTTATCTGTTGAAATTGAGATGCAAGTAAGTTCAAGATATAAGATGATTTTGAGTGATGATGGAATAAAAAGAGTAACTTTAACAAGTAATAGAAATAGAGTGACAATATCAGGTTCGAGAAATACTAATATTTTTGCTTAAGGAATATTATGAGTAGATGGAATAGAACTAATTTTTTGAAAACGGAATTAGTAAATGATAAAAATGAATTAGATTTTGTGAATGAATATTTTGATGATTGTTTTCAAATAACTAAAGAAATAAAATATTATGCTTTTGAAAATGATGATGTACAAAATCCTGATTTATTATCTTTAAAAATTTATGGAAAACAGGATTATTGGTGGATATTATGTAAAATAAATAATATTCAGGATGTTTGGAATGATATAAAACCAGGTGATATTATAATAGTTCCAGATATCTCAGATATTGAAGATTTTTATACACGAATCAAGAAAAAGAAGAAAGATGAGTTGAAATAAAATGGATTATAATTTTCTTCAGAATTTTTAT